ATGTCCTGAAAGCTATTCCCGTCCAATCTACGACCACCAACTCTAGCGCAAGCTGCGTTGTCCTGAGAATCTCCAAGTATAAATCTAGCAGGAGCAGATGGGGTTTTCACTTCGAAGTAACGACCATTGCTGGTAGAGGTTCTTTCGGGAGTTATGACAGTAAAGGCTTGTCCGTAGCCTACATCTTTAAATATATCAAGACCACTTCCCGAAAGGGTCAGGCGTTGATATGCGTTGCCAGTTTGGTTAAAATCCACTCCTCCCGTTACAAGAACTCCACCATCAACAATCTGAGGTTGGTTTGAGGTGGTTGCTGCGGACGCGTGATTACCAGTTGCTGTATCCCCTGCTTGATTAGTTACACTCTGGTCATACCAAGTTTGGACGAAGCCGCTGCTTGACCCACTTGTTCCCACGAAGGACAGCAATGTTCCATCAGTAATCTCATCGGCGGTAAAGGACTTTAAGTTATCGTCAGAGTTGCGACGAACTTGCACTACAAACTTTCCCGATGTATCCCCATCGGTGTCACCACTAGATGTTACTGTCGCCTGCCGTGTTCCTAAACTGCGGAGCGAATAAGCCGCATTGGCAATCACAAAGTCTCCGGTTCTTCCATCCGCTTCCAGCTCTTGAATGTCGAGGGGATGCGTCGTCTGTTCATTTACAAAAGACGTCAATGCCCCAGAAGCCACCTCGGAAGCCCTGAAGTCCTTCTCGTGGTTGTCGCTCCCCCTGCGCACGCGTGCGACCGTGGGGTCTCCTCCGGTCAGACTACGCAAGCTGTATGCCGCAGCAGCATTAGGAGCAATCTGAAGGACGCTTTCTCCCACTGAGTTCAGCCGACGCTGACGACCTAGTGCTGAATCAAGGCTAAGATGCATGTTAGGCTTTATGTAGTTGAACTAGGCCGTCACTGATGGTAACGGAAGTAAATTTGCCATAAAGAATTGTTCCTGCTCCAAATGTGGTAAGCAGGCTGGAGGAATTAGCTACATTTGTAGCGGCTACTCCCGAGAGCGTTGAATCCTTGAGAAACTGTATAGTCCCAAATGAACCTTCGGTTGTGCCATCGGATGAGCTAATGACTTTTGAACCTGCGGAGCTAAACTCCAGTGCGTTATTTCGTGAACTTGCCATAATTTTGTATTATATCACAGGGGGTTACTATCGAGGCTGTTGATTTACGTGTGTAGAAAATTGCTGGCCAACTGTGTTGTTATTGGCTTGACTATCAATTTTCTCCAACTCTAAATTCAAGTATGTCCGAGCTGCCTGCTCTTCGGCTAGGGCTTGATCCTGTTGGTTCTGAACCCGTAGGAAGTCAGCATACGCGGCGTGAGCAATGTAGTTGAAGAACTCACTTGGGACTTCTACTGTTGAGTTGTAGAAATCAGAAGTAACATCAAATGGTGTAAATTGTTTCTTGTAGGAAACAAATGCCGATGTATCACTTGCATTGGAAATATTAAGGATATTGGCTCCATTTAAATCTACAAAGAAATTGTGCTCTATAGCCGAACTACCAACAAACGCGCGTTGATGGTGAATGCGATTAAAGTCGCCAATGATAGTTTTAGCAGATTCTCCATCAAGGATTGCTTCCTCTGCGTAAGGCACCGTATAGTTTTTAACTACGGAAAGAAGATTGAAGCCAGCGCGTGGAGTCCAAGTTGATACATTCTCAAGCGCATCTTTCTTAACCGTATCGGCTTCAGTAAATTGAACCGTTCCAGCACCATTAAGCGAGATCTTGCCATCGGACGACCGCTCGTTAGTGGCACTAATTCCCGTTGCAACTACCCAGGCGTTGTCAGTGTTTTTGTAAATGTAGGTAGCCGATGCACTGCCAGCCGGGCTTATGTCCCTGTAAATATTAGTGTCGGCCGTTGCTATTGCTCCGCCACCCTCTGCGTTTCCAGAGTTGACGCCCATTAGTTTATATTTAGCGTTTACCTCCGTGCTAGTGCTAGATGTTGCACCCGACAGCTGATAGAGGGCCAATGCCCTTTCTTCGGAAGGAACAAAATACCGAGGCCATACTGGGCTTTCGTCGAACGCCTCCTGGAACCTACGGTTAATAAAGTCCGCTACCTGTATCTCCTCTGTGCCGCTGCTCTGGAGTTGGCCTCCAGTGCCTATCATTGAGGTAATCAGTCTGAATAAATCTTTGTAAGTTCTTGTTTGCATTATATTTTATTTGGGCTAAGTTCTGGAAATTTCTTATTGTAATATTTTAAAAAGTCTTTAGAATGAACGGTATCGTGACCGTATTTCTGGGTAAGTCGAAAAAATTCTCTTGCGGGAATAGTTGCAACTGGTTTGCCAAGCGTCGGGTGAGTAGTCCCCTTTAGTCGCGCAGCTTCTTTGGCTGCCTGGGCAACCCGTTGACGTTCGGTCTTTTGCTCTAGCTTAAAGCCGTTCGTAATTTCATTCATGAAGGCTCGGTCGATCTCGCCGTCAGAATATCTTTTTATTTTAGGAATGATTATGTCCATATTAAAAAGGTCAGGGGGCTTTTGCCCCCCAACCAGATTTAATTAGTCAAGGTCGCAGATTTCAAATTTGAATTTGATTTGACCTGCGGTTAACTCGTTGAGCGAATAAGGAGCATCATTGTCAGTATCGGGGCTAAACAGGATGTCGATAGTGTCGGCAGTCGTATAGATCTGACCGTTTTCATTGTCTAGCTTTGCACCAGAATTAGCTACATATGTAATTGGAGTTGAATCTGCGTGGACATCAGCGGATACTAAGTATCCATTTGCGTCCGATCCATCGCCAACCACAATCGTTAGATCATCTCCCGAACCACTGTCATTGAACGGAGTGATGAGTTTAGCCGATGCTTTAGTTACAAGGGAACCTTGAGGAATAACATATGTGAATGTTTTGGTCTCGCGGTCCGCTAAAGTGCCAGCTTGAGCTACTGAAAAATCTTGAAAAGAAATCGTGATTGAATCAGTAAAGCCCTGTGGGTTTTCATTTACGGTTAATGCAGGCATAGTATTATATTTTCTTGGGTTGAGGTTTAAGCAGATGCTGTGATCTTACCGTGAGCACCAGCGTGGTAAACGCCGAGTGTCAGGGCGCAATCAACGAAGCCGCGCTCACCGCCACCAAGATTAGGGAGACGAGTGCTGCCCATTGGGATAAGCTCGTGGACGCCGTAGTATTCTGGGTTGATGAGATAGCCAGCCATGCCCGATTGACCAGCTTGCGCAGGCATACAGTCAGGGTTTCCGTTAACAACGGAGACTACGCCGTGGTCACTTCTGTATAGATCAACAGATAGAGTAATCTCGCCTTCTTTGCCGTCGTAATTTACTTTGCGGACTGAATCGCCACTTGCGCCACCGAGGCGGGCAAAGTCACTGATGTCAGTGCGAAGCGCCGTGTCGGCAACAAGCATAAGACTCTCACTCGTTCCAGTTACCTTGAAGATAGAGGAAATTAAACCGTTAAGTTCAGTTTCGGCGAATTCGTCGTCAGTTACATCTACGATACTTGCCGCAGGTGTGCGGAACGAAGCGGGAACATCAGAAGGTCCAGCGGAGTCGATCCAGTTGCCAAGTCCTCGGAGTGCATTGGGAGTGCCAGCTCCATCTTCAATGGTGGAGTCCTGAGTGCCAGCAAGCGTAGCTTCGATGTCTCGTTTGATCTCGCGGACGGCTTTTGCCTCGGCTTGAGCAATCTTCGCAGGGCCAACAGAGTCGACCGCTTCTTGCAAGTCGGATACCATGTAGTCGCGACGAAACTTCTGGATTCGATTGCCCAGGCGAGCGCGGCCAGCAAACTTGTCGGTAAAGGTCTGGACATCAGAACCTTCGGTGACGCCAGCAGTCTGCGGAGCCGAAAGGCTATCAACAGTCCACTCGACATGAGTTGCGGATGCTCGTTCTTTATTGGCAGAAGAAAGGATAGGAGTTTCTTCTGGAGCGAGTATGGTCAAGACGTCAGTTAAGTTTTGGTGGTTAGAGACGCCCGAACCTTGATTAGTAGTGTCGTATGTATTTGAGAATGACATTGTATTTATTTATTAATTGATTAGTATTTAAGAGCGGTTGCTCATTTGGAGTTTTCGAAGAGCAGCAAAGTCTTTAGCACTACCCGTCTTTTTAAACCTGGCATCAAGTTCTTTCAAAGCCTTGACGGTTCTCCCCATTCCTTTGTCGGATTGGGCAGAAGCTGGATTACCTGTCTTAGGAGGACTTAACGTCGGAGCTTTATTGGTGCTCTTAACTAGTTTGCGGCCGTGGATGCTATTTGTAGCATGGGCAAACCAATAATCTAGTTGAGCGGCGATGTCGGGGGTTTCGCGCTTCAAGACACTTTTTAGTTTTTTGAAACGTTCATCTCCTACTGTAGCTTCAAATTGTCTGCGCAAGTCGTTGTCCTCGCCTTCTAGCCAAGAAAGTTCTTGCTTTGCTTGGGTGTCGAACTGCTTTGATAGCACTTCTCCCTCCTCGCGTAGCTGAACCTTGGAAAGCTGGTCAGGTAGGAAAGTCTTCTGTGCTTTGCGTGCTCTTAATAAAGCCTGCCGCACATCCTTCTTTGTCCACTCCTTGCCTTCAATTTCTGTTACTACATCATCTGCACCGTAGCCATCACTCTCAAAGATCAAGTCCTCGGCCCATTCTACAACTTGGTCAACCTCGGCTGATTTATGCTGTAGCTTTTCGATAGTATCAAGATTCCCGTATGGGTTGTTCTCGATCTTTTTCGATTCTAGCGGGTTAGGTTTTTCTTTGAGTCGTGCTTCTAGCTGTGTAAGCTTTTCTTCTGCAGCCTTGCGTTTTGCAGTCAATTCACCGAATCGAGCTACAGCACGGCTACCAAGCTTATCAGCTAGTTCGCGCAAATCGTCCTCGGACATGTCGTCCAGGTCTAACTGTGAAAGAACATCTTCGGATGCTTCGGATTCCTCTAAGGATTCTGCTTCTTCGGCATTTGCCGATTCTTCAACAACCTCTTCGGTTTCCTGCTCAACAATTTCTTCGGGTTCTGGCTCTGGGGGCTGTTCAGTCCCTGGAGCAAGTTCACCGATTCGCCGTTGAGCAAAGTCCGTGACGGATATATTTGTTTTTCCCACTGATATTTTACCTGCTTCAGCGTCAGCAGTTGCTATTTCTTCTGTCATAATTTATCCACTCATTAACGCCGAGCGATGGCGATTTTTGAATTATAACACACGTAGTTACATGCGTTCGGAATGCTTCTTGGAAAGCTGGCTCCAATTAGATAATTGAAGGATTTGATCGTAAGTAATTATACGACCTGAAACCTGCTGTAGATTGTCGTTGTCGGCCTCATGCAACTCAGCAATAGCTTCTTCACGGAGGTCGTGAATCATTTGCATAAAGCGAGCAAACGCCTCGTAGTTGTGAAGTGTTTGTATATCGTCTTGTATTTGCATTATATGTTGATTTCGTTAATCAAAGTCTGTATATTAGTCTGTATAACCGCACTAGAGGTCTTGAGTGTCAATCTGCCCCAACTGTGCGGGGGTCGTGCCCACCCTTCCAATTTGAGCGTTTTGAGCTTGCTGCATTTGGAACGTGTATTGACCGACATATTTCTGCAACCTAGCGGCAAACGCTTGGTCGGTTTGTAGTCGCTGTGCAATATCAGGTTGTTGCCCATATTGCTCTACAACCTGAAGGGCAATCTGAGCACCAGCAGGTCTAGCGGGCATTTCAATACCAGCAAAGATTTTTGCCAAGTCATCCGTGACTTGTTCAACCACTTGTTGCTGTGCGGTTTCGACTGGCTGAAGAACGGAGTCGGCCATCACTGGGTCAATACTAGCGGCAGCAACGTCCAGTAGGCTGTCTACGTTTAGTCGGTTGTTGGCGTTTAGCTGGTTCAATGCAACGAACTGCTGGAGTTTCTTCTCAACAGTCTCTGGATCATTGTCCTGAACGTCAAAATTAACCATAATGTCAAAGTTTTCGTCGGGGTTTCCCTTGTCGAATACTTGAGCATCTGGGACACCAGTCACACGAAAGAATACTTCGTCTGGTCCAAATCGTTGAAAGCATCTGTAAGCCATCCCAATTACCTCAGCGGTGTGGCTAAGGAACTTATCCACTAAGAACTGTTTCCTTATTTGGCTGATTTGAGAACCTTCGTCTAGCCCTACCAACTTATCCGACAGGGTAAGCAGGGTGTCTTCCATTTCAATGGAACCAGTCGGAGGTGGGGGCACGGGAGCAAACTCCAAATCACCTTTGCGGCGATAAGGAATAAATCTACCAGGCCCGTAGTCGCTTGGAGCTTGACCAACTGGGTGAAGGATGGGAGGTAAAGTTGCTAAACTGTTTCGGTCAACTCGAGAGTCACGCTCGACCTTTACTTGACTTTGCAGTCCTCGTAGAAGGGAGGGGATCGTAGTTGCGTCATACAATCGTTTACTGTCTTCGGACAACTTGGTAACGACCACGGGGTAGTCCTCGTATCCATTGAGTAATTCAAACTTAGCATAACCAGGTGCTAATTCATTCCCGTTAAATTCTTTGTGGAATACTGTGCAGTAAATCCCTTCTGCGCCATCCTCTGGGTCAATAAGCCGTTGATACGCATAGCAAATTTCTACTAGCTCATCAGATTCGGAGAAATCGTTAGATGAGCTTGAGCTGCGATTGCCCTCTTGGTTACGGTCAACTGCGCCAGTGCTTGCGCCTCTATACTTGGAGATAATGTAATCTACAAAGTTCTCGTCCCACCCATCAGTAACTACTTTATTCTCTAGTTCCTGCGGTGTGTAGTAGGTTTTCCAGAAGCAATATGGCGCTCGCTGAGGATCAGTGACATATGGGGGAAAGAAGAAGTCACCATCGGGAGCAAGCGTCTTAACGTCGGGAGCATTGACTTGCCTCCGAACCATGGGGAGTTCGGCAACGCCAGTCTTTCTTAGCTCACGCAACGCCTTCTTCGCACGCTTTGCCGTTGTTCCGTCGAAGCTAGCTTGGAGTAAGGTGACTATGTAGTCGTCCTCACCTCCGTCTTGTATAGCGTCCGCAACCTCCGGGCTGACCTTTGCAATTTGATCCATGTCCAGCTTCTGAACAAATCTACGGTCTTCTTTTTGCCAGCCGATATATGTAATTAATATACCTCTCTCAAGCAAGTAATTGGCTCCTAGCTCCATCTCTCGTCGAAATCTAGGAATGTATCCAGAGGATACCATCCACTTCAGGAAGCCAGAGACTATACGGCTGCGCGCTATATCTCCACTTTCTACTGGGAATGCCCTTACGTTTGCTCGACTCAGGGATGCTACGAATAATGATACTAGCCTTGTAATACGCTCATCGATAAGATGGCACTCCATGTCGGACGCACCTTCCCATGGGAAAGCGCCAGATCCGTGTTTGCGGTGGTCTGGGCTTTTGCCTGGCCATGTATTTCGACGGTCATCATAAGATGTTCGGCAAAGGTCGAAGTATGGCCCCAGCTCATTTACCGTTTGGTCATATGCAAGGCAAAGAGTCTTGATGTCGGGTTCGTCTTTTAAATATGTAAGAGACTCGAAGGCGTTATCATTTATCATTGTTTGGTTGTAATCTTTTCTTTACGGATCTTGTCAGCCGATTTATATAAGTATATGATACGCCTATTGTATCACATAGATCTGCATTAGTCATGGGGACCTCTTCTTCGTGCAATACGTATCTCCTCAGTTTTTCCCAAGAAGAAAATCGGTCTACCTGCTCCCTGCACCAATCACGATCTAATGTGATGTCATTTTCCTTTTCTTGCATATCTGTAGCTTGTTCCTGAAATGTCTGATATTGCTTCGAAGGTAACTTCCTTTCCTATCAATTTCCCCTGCCATTTTCGAGGAACGAGCATTGCGACCTTCTTTCCGATCTCTTTGCTGAAGACGTAGTTATACTTAGGGTTGGGGCACTCCGACAAGACACGACCAGTGTAGTGCTTCGGTATAACCTCCTCGATCATAAAGGAATCTTCCAATATGGACGTTCCCTCCTCGTTTACCCACGTATTCTTCCCTTTCCCGGTCAATGAGCCGGCAGGTAGTTTGTCTTGCGCTATTCTCATAGCTTCGTTGAACTCCACCTCTTGCTCTAGGGCTATCTGCATTAATTTCTTTTTAGCCATTAGTATCCTCCTTTTCCTTTAGTTGTTGTTTTCATACTATCTGTTAAAACGTGATCTGGCCCTAGCCCGCCGTTTGCTGTTCTCAGGTATCTGAGTAAGTCAACGAAGTCCTTGAGTGGCTCGTCTCGTTTACCCTGATGACCCCAGTTTATTAGGCTGTATATTAAATTACCGCAGGACTCGTGTATAGACAGCAATGGTCTGTTGCTTTCGTCTACTGGTAAGTTGGGGTTGTATTTCATCCATTCGTCAATGGCCGAGATGCCAGAGTCAATGTCTGCTCCATTTGAAGGGACAAAAAGCATACCCTTGTCAGCAAATCTTTCAAACAAGTCGCAGTTGTCTTCGTCCTTACGGGCAAAGTATCTGACGTCACCTATACGCTCAAAGACCTTTACTCCTAACTCTTCCTCAATCATACGAAACTCGTCGATGTAGGACTGGGTGTCGTGTCCAATCTTCTCAGATGCAGGGCCAAACTTCCACCGCGGATCACCGAAAGTAGCCCATTCACCGTAGCTGTCACGGTCTGGCCACTCTTTAAGGACAGTCACGTATCCCTTGCTATCTACAGCCGCCCACAGGGATACGTAGTTCCTTGCGGACGCAGGGTCAACCACCTGGTAGACAGTATGGGTCTTTTCACTAATAGCGGGCAGTTGTGGACAGGTGTGGACATTTGTGTTAAACAGTGGGAACAGCGTGTTCATGCTCTTGACTGGGATCCCGTAAGCACGTGTCAATATTTCTTCCCTAGAACTGTTCTGCAACTCCTTGCGTATTCGTTCATATCCACCGAACGGGTTAAGCTCACTGTGGAAATAAACGATCCCCGCATCCTTAGACTTGCTGTATTGGACAAAGGGCACTTCCTCGTTGTCCATTAACTCTGCGTTGCGCGTCTTGAGAGTTTCCGCATCTTTCAGGAACGAAGCTACAAACGGCGTGTAGCCGTTAATAGGAGTGAAGGTCATGAGCATCTTGGAGTTACGAGTAACTAAGCGGAAACGCATGGTTTTTACCAAGTCTCCTTCCTCCAGGTATTCATCAAGCCACATGCCAATGTTGTGCCACTTGGGCGTTTTACTACCAATTTCCAAGCCCTCAAACTTAGATCGGTTGGCTATGAACTGTGAGTAAGTGTGAAAGTAAACGGTAGAGCCGTTAGGTAAGATAAAACTAGCATCAGTAAAGCCATTCTTAAATGTGTAGTTTAAATACTCTACGGCAGACTTAGTCTTCTTTTTTAGCTCTGGAGGGAGGTAGCGATAGACCGCACGTTGCTGAACACGCACAGACGCATCTTTGTCCTGAGCAAAGCATACTATCTCGGCGTGAGGGTTTTCCAGCGCGGCTCTGACCACACTCCTAGCGCCCATCTCTGTCTTAGAGCTACGATTTCCACCGCTCACAAAGACCGTGTTGACTGTTGCAAAAAACTCATCCACGTGCTTCCACCCCTCCAGCTCGAAGCCGTGGTTGAGTGGGTCTTCCTCTGATGCCTTAATTCGATTGTGATACTGCTGGTGCCATTGCTTAAGCAACTCCTTGTCCTCCTGAGACCCGTTTGCAAGTAAGAGTATCTCTTCGTCCGTGGGACGTTCGACGAGTGGGTGTTTGGACCATTCTAGTTCAGCCATACCTTAAATCTCTGAAACTTCCTCCGCGTCAATAGCCGTAGCCTTCATTTGTCTCAAACGTTCTCGAGCTGCTGAAGCTGTGTCTTCTATGTCAGCGTCAGTAATAACCTTCTCTTCCCTAGTGATCTGAGAAGCCTCACCGCGCGCCGTCATGCTTTGCCTATGGCTTACCTCAAGTATTTTGTTCTTCGCTTGTAGGGCTTTAGAGAGGGCTTCAACCGCCTTCCAGTCTTCTTCCTCCTCCGCCTTGCATATACGAGCCATCGTATCACTCAGGCCCTCCGAGGTGTCCATGTATATACCACCACTAATCTTGCCGCCCTCTTCTTTCCAGCCGTCGATATGGTCGCACCAGTCGGACTTTAACCTAGCCACGGTGCTAGTGGGACAACCAGTAAGCTCAAGTATTTTCTTGCCACTCGTTCCGACCGCTAAAAGCATTAAGACCTCCTGCGCCTTAGCAGGGTTCCCTACGCTCAAGGGAGGTCTACCCCTACCACTATTCTCCCAAGACTTCACAAAGTCATTGACGGACTCAGAAATAGAGTCTGATAGGTTAGCTAAGGTTTGTTGGTTTTCTTCACTCATTGTTGTATTCTAGCTTCTGCAATCTTAAAGTAGTCCTCGTCCAGCTCACAGCCTACAAAGCTAAAGCCTTCCTTAACTGCTGCCTTACCCGTTGATCCGCTACCCATATAAGGGTCTAGGACAACGCCACCCGTAGGGGTAATA